CATTACGACACCTGTGCTTCTGTAGAGAGGATCGCATCACAGGTCCTAACCGGGATGCCACGGAAGGTCGTCACGACCATACCTTCGAACTCTTCCAGCCGAAGCAAGACGTTGGTCTTGTTCATTGCCTGAAGGTCGAGGTAGGTCCGAACGATACGGTTGCAGTAGATCACCACACGACCCATATTCGCCCGAACCTGTGGGGTGTCGGAGGTCTGGATCGCAGTGGCGTTTGCCGGTGCAGTCGGCAGGCGGTACAGGGCGCGGACCAACAGATTGATTAGGTTGGCAGCACTGACACCCGTCAACTGAGTCACATCAATGTTGGCGATCCGGGCCACATAACGCCAGTCCCTAAGCACAAACCCAATCTCCCACTTAAAGTGGTCGCGGTAGGCTTGGTAGGTGTTGCCCGCTGAGTCGGTGACCGGCCACTCACCCATATCCCGGTGCTGGAGGCCAGTAATCTTGCCCTTCGGGAACGTTGCATGGCAAGTATCATCGCCCCACGTCACCAGCCACATGCTGGTGTTGGTGCTCGAAGTCCCGCCACCATCTAGAACGTTGTTAGCAGTCTGAGAGTTGGCGGTGGTCTTGGTCGAGTACCTGGGCGCAAACCCCGTAAACCGCTCGGGGTTCGTATGCTGGTTGCCGTAGATCAACGTTGATGCCACCTGCTGGCTCATGCCCTCAAGGAAGGCCCGAACCTCCGACAAGCGGAACTCAGCAGTGTTGCCGTTCAGATCAGCAATATCCTTGTCGATAACCGCGTAAGTCTCGAGGTTACCGCAAGTGTCGATGATCTGTGCGGTGGTGGACTTGGCGTTCGGAACACCAGTGTTCAGCAAGCGCCAAGTTGCCTGTGGCAGGCCGGTCCGGACAGTGGTCTTATGCCCAGTCGGCAAGTTGCCCTCGACAACCATCATGTCGTCGAGGATCTCATTTGTCTGCGATAGCAGTTCGATGATTCTGGCGATGCGGTAACCATCGTCCAGTCGCTTGGCCCAGTCTGCATATGTCAGGGCCGTTGAACCAATAGTAGCCATGGGTTATGCCTCAGTTAGAGTGTTTGGTTCCGGTCTGAGCATATGCTGTTCATCCCACCACGGGGCCCGGTTAGCGCACAGTTGTCGGTAAGTTCGGGTACATTGCCTGTGCCGCCGATGGCAATGTACGCGAGCCTGGAGCAGCCTGACCGTGTTTGCTCGGGCCGCTTCCAGAAACATGTTGGCCCTCAGTCATCATCTGGGCCAGCTTCCACCAAGCCTTGACGATGTGTGGGTTATCCCCAGCACCCGTCAGGTCCATGGCGGCATTGAAATCTTGCATAGCTTTGGGATCACCCTCAAACAGGGTGCTCTTCATCCGACCAATATCGGTCTTGATCTGTTCTAGCTTGCCGCTCATCTCGGGGTCTTTGTTGATCTCAGCGACCCATCCCTCCCGCATGGTCCGCACAGCCTTTGTCGCGATGTCACCTTGTTCCTTTGAGAGGTCATTGTAGAAGTCCACTAACTTCTGCGCAGAATCTTGCGTGAGGCCAAGTTCTTTGAAGATGGGAGTGGCTCTTTCAACGACTTTGGCATCGAGCTCCCGCCCTTCGGAAACCTTGAAGGTGTAGGATTCAGGGGCAGTTGGCTTGGGCTCTTCATGCTTCGGCTCCGTCGAAGAGGTCAGGCTCTGCTGATCCTTCAATTCCCCCGTCGGTGTCCTCGCTTCCGGAGTATTCGGCTGGGGCGGTTCGGGTGATGCTACGTTCGGTTCGTCGGCCATTTGCTTCTTTCATCATCTTGATATAGTCGTCGGGACAATGGGCTATTATATCGGCAAAGAGACGGAGCCCGACATTCCGTTCTCCTTTGCGATAGGCTTCGAGCAAGGACTCCCCTGTGAAGGGATCGTTAAAGAGGTGGCAGAACTCCAGCATGTCGTAGAACCAAGCCCGGCCTTGCGGAACCGACATAGCCGCTTGAAGGTAGTTGATCCGGTTAAGTTCATCCAGACGGGCCTCTTTCTCTGCACGACGAATGTCCTTGCGATTGCTGGCGTCATACATCGACGGCCCTCTTAAACCAAGCCACTGCCTCAGTTGCAGTCCCAGATAGAGTTACTAGCTCCCATCCACTATCCCCGAAGGAATTGAGCCAGTTCTCCATCTCAAGGTCCTGATCACACTCAGGGACCGTAGTGGTTGTTGACTGAGCGCACCTCGAAATCTTATATTCCCATCTTTTCATCGCTGACCTACCATTGCGTCAAGGGCCGAGCCTTGCCCTAGCGGGGCCTGAGCTAAGTTCTTTGCACCTTGTGATAGCTGCTGGGCAATTGCAGCCTGTTGAGCTTGCTGCTGTTGCTGGGCCCGCTGCTGCCTGATCTGAGCCAATTCATCGGGCGACCGGATCATCCGTGGGTCGTTGTTCAATAGGCTAGAGTATTTATCAAAGGAATAATCGACGTTTATGTTATCCATAACGCTGGGATCCACACCAGCGATATTACCGGCAAGGCCTAGTACCCGCTCGATGCTTGCCGCTTGAGTGGCCTGCTGGGCCTGCGTCAACATCGAGATAAAGTCGATGTTCATCTGTGCGCCTTGAACTTCCGCAGGGGCAGGCGGTAATATACCTGCTCGATTGGCGATGGCGAATACGCGTTCAATAATGGGCTTGAGGACTTCGTTGTCAATGCGCTCCAGAACTGGTCCGAGCATAACGAGGGATTCTGACTTTCGGAGATCCCATTCCACCGCCGTGACATTAGAGCGCGTCTCGTACTGTGAAGCCACACGAAGGATGTCGTTGAAAAAGATCTGGGAGAGCTCGGCCTTAACTTCAGCGATATCTGCCGTGATTTCTTGGACAGGAAACTTAGTCTCGTAGACGCTAGCAAAACCTGGCTTACCGGCGGCTTGGAATCCAGCAACATAAGTGATTCCCCCGGGAGTGAGGTTAGCGGGCTGATTCTTGAGTTGGACATCAGCAACAAGGGGCGGATTCACCATCTTGTCGATGGCTTGGGCCTTGCGCCTGGTTTCGAGCATGAGTTGCTTTTGGTTCGGTAAACCATCCATTCCTGGAGATCGGCCATACGGGTCGTTAGACACAAGGTCCCATCGACCAGTGATAGCAGGATTCTCGAAATATCCTCTTCGGCGCAAGAATCCAGGAGGTGCATTAGCACCGCCTTGAGGGGAGGTAGATCCACCCCACTCCCAGTAGCATTCTCTGAAAGCAAAGCGTTTTGAAAAACCGAACCTTGGGGCGTTGCCATCATCGTTGGGCTCAATGGCATGGGCCACGATAAGTTCTCGGGTTCGGTTCGCCCCCGAGAGATCCTGGATCGGTGCCGAACAGTTGTCATAACCGAACTCCTTCACACATGCATCCACCGTCATGGTGAACTCACGGTAGAAGACCTTCGGCCGAAGCTTACCATCGATGTCAACGTAGTATTCCCCAAGGCAGGGATTGATCCAATGGCAGACGGTCTTGAAGTCCTCGTAACACAGGATATTAGCCGTGCCGAAGATCACAAGGTCGTAGTAGAAGACGGCAATGGCGTTGTAGAATCCGGACTCAGCGAAGATTAGGTAAAGCAGGCGTTCGCATTCAGCAAGCCACAAGCTCAGCGGGCTAGTCTGGGTGCTGTCAATCCGCCCAACCTTCAAACGGAACCAAGGCTGCGTCGGCGAACTCTTCCCAGAAACCAAACCAGATGCTAACCGCAAGGCAAACAGACATCCAGCAGAGGTCAGGATATGTTGGTTGATAGGGGCACCACGCGCCATCTGGTTTGGGGTAATCAGCCACTTGTATCTCCGAGGAAGGAAGTAATCCGCAAGCTCCCGCCAATGCACCCACCAGCTGTAGCGGTTTACCCGTAAGCCAAGCAGCCGCCCCACCACGTATCGGTGGAGTTCTTCGTCGGCTTTGGTGACGGTGCGGGCCACTAGGTTACCTTACCGATCATAGCTGGAATGGTCTCAGGCACAGGACCGAACCTCAGCTTTTGTTCCTCGGGGGACACAAAGCCCGGTGGGACGGTGATGTTGCCCTTCAACTCTTCCA